ATGCGAAGCGATAAAACATGGAGTGTACATATTCGGTTTACTCATAATAACAAAATAAGGTACATTCCCACCACGATGTATATCAGTAAAAAGGATATAACGGCTTCATTCAAGATAAAAAATGCAAATATACTCGATAGGTGCAATGACATCATAAAAGAATATAGGAGCAGATTAAGTGAATTAAGCCTTGAATTTAATGACATAGACATAGATACTATTGTTTCCTATATCCGGCAGAAGAAAGAAAACAACGGTGTATCATTCACCGAGTTTGCAGCAAAATGGATTAAAGAATCAACTATTAAAGGGATAAAGAACTATAAAACGGCTCTGAACGCTTTGTGTTCCTTTGTGGGGCGTGATAATATTCTCTGTAAGGAAATTAACGTTAAGACAATGAGAGCCTTTGAGAACGCATTAAAAGACCGCCCAAGAGCACAATCTTTATATCCTAACTGCATTAAAACTATATTCAGCGCTGCAAGGGAGTATTATAACGATGAAGATAATGATATTATCCGAATTAAACACTCATTAGACAAATATAAACCAGTAGAGCAGAATATAGCTGAAAAACGAGCCTTAGACGTGGAAACAATACGGAGGATATTTGCCCTACCCTATGACAACATCAAGGTTAAGGGCAAGTCCAGCCGTTACGACCTCGCACTTGATTGTTTCCGCCTTTCATTCTGCTTGATGGGGATGAATTCTGCCGACCTATACTATGCTGATAGATTGGAAGATAACACCATTATCTATGACCGCATGAAAACAAAGGATAGGCGGAGGGATAAGGCGGAGATACACGTAAAAATAACGGATTATATCAAGCCGTTAGTTGAGAAATACAAGGGTAAAGAACGTGTATTTAACTTCTCGGAACGTTTTGCGACAATGGAGAGTTTCAACCGTGCGATAAATATCGGACTAAAGGAGATTGGTAAAGAAATTGGCATTGAACGTCTACAATTCTATGCTGCCAGGCACTCTATGGCTACGATTGCCGTTAATGAAGTAGGAATAAGCAAGTATATAGTTAATGATATGCTAAACCACACTGACCAGTCACTGAGGATAACGGAACTATACATTAAAAAGGATTTTAGCCACATAAACGAGGCAAATGTAAAACTTTTAGATTACGTTCTAAAAGCGTAACAACACACTGAGCAACACACTGAGCAACACACTAACTACCTTTGTAATTATCTTTATATTAGATTTTTACAAAGGTATAAAATAAAAAGCAACACACTGAACAACACAGTGACCAACACACTGAAACAAGTAAATTTTGTTGTGTTTATTTACTTACTATGTAAAAATTTATCTAAACAAATTTGATTATTTAAGATTATTTGCTATATTTTTGTTGAAAACTCTATAAATGGAGCAGATAATCGAAACAATCAAGAGAATAGAAAAGGCACGTACAGCACTCCGTCAAGCCATAGTAGATAATGAACTCGCAACATCGCCAAAATTAAAGGACTTAAATCTCATTCCGAAGATTTACAAAGTGTTTGAGGAATTAAAGGGAAACGAAATAAAGGTAAACGACCGCAAAGAGTTTATCTTTGTTGTCATATACCTTTACTCCCCTAATAAATTCTTTGGTGGCAAGATGCCGCAGGGGCTTAGACGTGCTATCACCAAAGCTACCAAAGTAACCTGCGCAAGCGTTATATCAGCGACTTGTACGGAGTTAATGGTTCTTTATACCACCTATTCGGACTTTCGTCAAGGCGTGGATGAATTAATCAAAAAAGTCAATGATGTGTTAGAGTAGTCCTTCCTTTTCGGACTTCTCTCTTACAGCGTCATTGATGAACCTGTTTCTGTTCTCTTGTTTATCGAGAACAGAAACAAGTTCTTTATCCGCCTTGTAATAATATGCCTTTCCTGTAAGAGGTGGGCGACCAGCACCCACTCTCTTACCGCCATGTGTACTTTTTGACATTATTTTATCGTTTCGTTATAAACGTATTCTTCTGTATCGTTATTTACGATACTTACAACACCACCTTTGTAATCGGCAAAGTAGCTCTCGTTAGTACCATTGTATGTCTTGATATAATCAAGGCAGTACTCATAGCTCTCACTAAATCCTTTACGATTGCTATCGCAATCATCATTAAATACAACGTCGAAATTCTTGTTAGAAGTGTTCATAATCTTTTATGTTTTAATTGTTTAACTTTGTTTCTTAATCACGACGCAAAGGTAAGTATATACTTTTTCAAATGCAAATATTTAGCCTTTATTTAACACCTTTTAGTATATACTTAATCAAGTGTTAAGATTAGGTTAAATATTGATTTAGTATATACTTAATCATATAAAAGAATTACCTTTGCAACGTGATTAATAAAGTTGAACAATTAATATATAAATTATGAAACTGATAACAAAAGCTGTTGAGAAAGAGTTAGCAAAGTACCCTTTGTATTCACAAGATGGCAAGGTCAAAGATGCCGTAGTAGTATGCAAGTTCTTCTTGCAGGGTTACACGTGGTATGTACTCGAAGCTGAGAAGGCAGATAATGATTATGAGTTCTTCGGCATCACTGTTGGGCAGTTCGCTGAGATTGGCTATTTCACCCTTTCTCAGTTAGAAAGCGTAACAGGTCAATGGGGTATGAGAGTTGAGAGAGATAGAGGATTTAAGCCAACAAAGGTGAAAGACTTACACCTGGATATAGTATAAAAATAACAATCCGCTCATTGTAAGTTATACAGAGCGGATTTTTCTAAATATAATAATGTTAAATCGTATCTTTGTGATACATTAAAAAAGAGAAAAGTCGTATGAAAGTATTAAATCTTATCATCAAACAAAAGTATTTCGATGCTATCCTTGCAGGTCGCAAGGTGCAAGAATTTCGTGAGGTTCGTCCTACTACTATCAAGAAGTTATTACAGCTTGATGAAGAAGGGTTTGAAATCGAAGATGCAGACGGCAATGCGCAGCCTATCAAGTATGATGCTATTCAATTCTATGTTGGCTACAACAAAGATAGAGACAGCGCACTTATTGAGGTCTTGGGCGCACATTGTGAGATATTCGTAGATGATAATAACGAGCCTATCACCTATGAGCACGGCAGGGACAAAGATGGCAATCCACTTGTATGGGTAGCCGAGCAAGTAGTGTTTGATTTGGGTAAGATACTTTCGCACAACATAAGAGACAAGTCGAAGAAAGTGTAATCTCAATAGGTATTAGATTATGGCAAGAAGAAATGCACAAACACTGAAAGGTCGTATCGCAGGTGCAACAGGTTCTTATCTGGGCAATAGTGGACGTCATCAGTTGGTAGCTGGTAATAAATTGGGCAGTCATAAGACTATATATAGGCAGCTCCGTAAGGGCTTTGGAATGAGCGCAGGATAATGAACAAGTTACAAGAAGCACATAACGTAATATGCAGGGTGGCTGAAAAGCAGTCATCTTGCATCGTTATGTGTTCACTTGGTAAGGATTCGCTCGTTACATTGGACTTAGTCTATCCACACTTTGAAAAGGTTGTATGTGTGTTTATGTCCTTCGTTAAGGACTTAGACCACATCAATGGTTGGATAAGGTGGGTGAAGAAGAAATATCCAAAAGTTGAATTTATGGAAGTTCCTCATTGGAATTTAACGTATATTCTTCGTGGCGGTCTGTATTGTGTTCCTAATCCGAAAGTAAAGCTGCTGAAACTCGCAGATGTGATTAAGGCGGTGAGAATGAAGACAGGCGTTTATTACACGTTCTTGGGAATGAAGAAAGCGGACGGAATGAACCGAAATCTTATGCTCAAAGGCTATGAAGCTAATGGGTATGAGAATAATGGATTGGTCTATCCACTCGCATCGTGGACGCAGAAAGATGTTAAAGCATATATGCGCATGAAACGCTTGCCGCAGCCTGTCCTATACGGCAACAAAGCGAGTAATGGAATTGGATTTAATATAGATTGCTTTACGTGGCTTAATGAACACTATCCGCAGGACTTGCAGAAGATATATGCAGTGTTTCCAATGAGCGAGAGAATTTTATTTGAAGAAAATTATAAACAGGATAACAAGTAATAATTATGGCAAGAAGAAAATCCGTAAATGACATAATGAATCAAGCAAATTCCATCATGAGCCGTAGCCGTGGAAATAGTTCAAGAATCGACAAGGTCAGAAACACCTCATTCCGCTATTATGACAACATAAGGAAGTCACAAGGAAAATGGAATTATAATGATGATAGTTCATATAACAAAAAATATCCCCGTTCCACCTATATGGGTACAAAATCAAAAGGTGTAGTAGCAGGATAACAATTTAAAAGAGAAAAGTCAGATGGATAACAAATACTTCACATCAGAGAGCGTGGAACTCCTACGCTCTCAAATAAAACTTCACGAGCAGAACCCTCGTACAATTCCCGAAGAGAACCGCAAGGCTCTCAAACGTGGTATAAAGAAGTTCGGTATGGTCGGAGGCATCGTGGTGAACAAGCGGACAGGATATACACTTGTAAGCGGACATCAACGGCTTTCGGTAATGGACGAACTTCAAAAGTACAATGCCGAGACAAAGGATAACGACTACCATATCCGAGTAGACTTGATAGATGTAGAGGAGAAAGAAGAGAAAGAGCTGCTTATCTTACTCAACAACCCATCAGCACAAGGAGAGTGGGACTACGACACACTCCGTGAGCTTATTCCCGATATTGACTACAAAGATGCAGGACTAACAGAACAAGACCTCGATATTATCGGCGTGGATTTCAATTTTCAGACAGAGGAAGAAAGCAGCATTGTAGGTGAGCTTGACAACCTCATGGAACCAGTCAGGGAGGAACACCAAGCAGAAGTAGCACAAAAGCAAGCCGAGAGAGCCGAAAAGGTGGCACACATGAAGCAAGTAAAAGAAGAAGTGAAACAAGCAGCTACAAAGGCAGCTGCAAACATGGACGCTTATCTTATGCTATCATTCGACAATTGGGACGCAAAAGCAGAGTTCTGTGAGAAGTTCGGATTTGACCCTGAACAGAAGTTTTACAAGGGTGAGGAATTTGGAAACAAGATAGAAACATTATTAACTGAATAACTATGGCAAGGAAAAGATATAAAGATTCAGAAGAAGTAAAGGCACAGATAGAAAGAATACAATCTCATACTCACAATACAGGTGTGAGTGCAGAAAAATTCTTTCGTGCCGCAGGGCGTGTAAGTAGTGCCGTAAGAAGTGGCAGCAGGCTTAATCCTTTTGAATCAAAGCATCAGACAAATGGTTATCTTCTTAAACAGCGTACATCACGTGGGGCAGTATCTGGATAAAACATTATGGCAAGGAAAGTTATAACAGAAGAAGAATATCTGTCCATTAGAGGATATGGGGCGCAAGGTATCGGAGATGTTGCTTTACACAAGGGTAAGCAAAGAACCCAAAGGCAGCAAAATAGGCTTACGGATAAATATCTTAATGATATGCGCTCCTATTCTTCCAAGAGAGAGCAACTCCGCCAAGAGTATAGAACACTTGTAAGTAAAGGTAAGATTATCCCTCCAAGCAACATAGAGCGTCTTTTCAGAACAGCAAAAGGCCATTCAGACAATGAGTCCGTAAGGGCTGCAAGGCGAGCTTTAGCAAAACGTGGATATGATTGGAGAGGAAAAGGATTAACAAACGGATAACATTATATTTATGGCAAAACCAAAACACGACTATGACCATATAGACTTCTACAAGCGCATAGAGCAGCTTGCAATGAACGGATACACGGATGAGGAGATAGCGAACGAACTCAACCTATCCGCAGATGTGTTTGGGTCTATGAAGAACGGTAACTATCAATGTTGGGACGAGGAAGAAAACAATCGCAGAGGGTCTGAAATTAATAGGGTCTTAGCGCATGGCCGGACAAAGATAGTAGCCTTACTTCGTGGTGCGTACATCAAGGGTGCTTTTGGTGGAAAGAAGACGAAATCAAGGATTGTGAAGTTCGTACAAGATAAGTGCGAGTGTATGGGGGCGGACAAGAAATGCCCCTATTGTGGTGGCACTGGGTGGGTCACGCTGACAGATAAGGCGGTAGTTCAAGAGACGGAAATGGAACTGCCTCCTAATATGCAGGCTATCGCTACCATACTCTATCACCACGACCCGACATGGCGTAAGATGGAGAAGAAACAAGACGATGAAGATGCTTTGTACTCCGAGAATGGTATCGACATAGATAAGTGGATGGCCGACAACACAAATGAATAGAATAAATCCTCAACAGATATATGCTCCGTTGTACCATAACAAGGATAAGTTCATCATTCTTGTTACAGGTGGTCGTGGAAGTGGAAAGTCTTTCAATGTTTCCACTTTCATTGAGCGTCTGTTGTTTGAGGTTAAACATCCTACCCCTGCAAAGAGAATAGTTCATCAGATACTCTATACTCGTTATACAATGGTATCGGCAGGAATGTCTGTTATCCCCGAGTTTATGGAGAAGGTAGAACTTGATGGAAACTCGAAATGGTACACACACACTAAAACAGATGTAAAGAACCTCCGCAGTGGTGGTGCAGTGATGTTTAGAGGTATCAAGACAAGTTCGGGAAACCAAACCGCAAAGCTGAAATCTATTCACGGCGTTACAACCTTTGTAGTAGACGAGGCAGAGGAGTGGGTATCAGAGCGAGAGTTTGAAACAATTATGCTCTCTATTCGTCAGAAAGGAATACAGAACCGAATCATTATCGTTATGAACCCTACGGACAATAACCATTGGGTATATAAGCGGTTTATAGAGAACACCCATAAGGAGGTGATGTATGATGGCGTACCCGTTCAGATTAGCACCCACCCGAATGTATTGCATATCCATACTACCTACTTAGATAATGCAGAGAACCTCTCTCATGAGTTTATTAAGGAGGTTGAGGATATGAAAGCTAACAACCCCGAGAAATACGCTCATACCGTCATGGGCAGATGGGCAGACGTTGCGGAAGGTGCAGTATTTAAGAAAATCGGAGTTATTAAGGAGTTTCCGAAATGGTGCAAAAAGGTTGCTATCGGTGATGACTTTGGCTTTACCCACGACCCGAGTGCAGGAATACTTTGCGGTATCATTGATAATGACTTGTATCTTGATGAACTCTTCTATCGAACGGGTATGTTGTCATCTGACATTGTAAAGGAACTCAAACGCTTTGGCAGCTTAAAAGTGTTCTCCGAAAGTGCAGACCCCCGACTGATACAAGAGATACATAACGCAGGTATAAAGATTTACCCCGTAGACAAGAGTGGCAACTCTATCATAGCAGGAATAGATAAGATGCTATCCTTTGACCATATCTTTGTTACAGAGCGGTCGTATAACCTCCGTACAGAGTTCAGAAAGTACGTATGGGACACCGATAAGGACGGCAACTATATCAACCAACCAATAGACAAGTATAACCATGGCATAGATGCGGTTCGTTATTATGTCCTTGGACAACTATTAGGAAAGATTTTGAAACCAAAGGGCGACATGGCAGCAGCTTTTGCCCGATAAATAGGATAACGATATGATAAAGACATTAGATGACATCCTCGCACTTGAGGACATTGATAAGAAGATTAGCTACCTCAAGAAGGGCAGGCGCAACCCTCTCCCCGACACATCATCAAACCTTGCTGATTGGGACATGGCAAAACACGACATCATGAACCCAGAACTTTACAAGAAGATTAAAGTCCTTGTAAAGATGGCAGAGGATAAGTTTGACCCTGAAAGCGGAAAGACAATACACACGCCTGCGCAATATGAGATGAAAGAGCCTAACCGCATCGCACTTCCTATTGAGCAGGATATAGTAAACATCCATACCGCCTTTTGTGTAGGTACAGAACCCACGCTTGACTGTACCCCCGAAGACGACGGAGAGAAGAATGTGTTTGAAACCATTAAGCAGGTATTCAAGAAGAATAAACTGAAATTTCAAAACCGCAAGTTGGTACGTTCGTGGCTATCAGAGCAGGAAGTGGCGGAATATTGGTACGTTGTCAAGGATGATGGCTTTTGGGCGCAGCTAAAGCGTAGGATTGCGTCCCTATTTGGGAATAAAGTTCCCGAATATCAGTTAAGGTCGCAAATATGGTCGCCTTTCCGTGGCGATACATTGTATCCTTTCTTTGATGATAACGGCAATATGATAGCTTTCTCCCGTGAGTACAAGAAGAAAGACTTAGACGGCAACGAACACACCGTATTTATGACTATTACCACAGATAAGGTGTATCAATGGGAACTTGATAAGACGTGGTCGGAGAATGTAGAACGCACGTTTGCACATCAGTTTCAGAAACTCCCTGTTATGTATGCATTTCGTCCCGAGCCGTTATGCGCAAAGGTTAAGCAGTTACGTGTCCGATTGGAAAAATGTCTAAGTGGCTATGCTGATTGTATTGATAATCACTTCTTCCCACTCCTTATGCTCTTTGGAGAGTTGCAACCCGACAATTTGAGCGGTGATGCAAGAAATAGAATGATGCAATTAACGGGAGATGGTGCAAATGCACAATACCTCACATGGAATCAATCCTCCGACCCTATCAAGGTAGAGATAGAAACCTACTTTAATCAGATTTACGGACTAACAAACACCCCTCGTATATCATTCGACCAACTCAAAGGCACGGGCAATGCTCTTAGTGGTACGGCTTTCCGATATGTCTTTATGGCTGCTCACATGGCAGTACAGAACCATGCAGAGGAATTGGGCGAGTTCTTCCAAAGACGTGTTAACTTCCTCACGTCTGCTATTGGTACGCTGAACACATCACTTGAAGTCGCAAGTAAGACGGTGAATATTGAAACGGAGATTGTTCCTTTCATGATTGATAGCGAGCGTGACAAGGTTGACACGGCTGCCGCTGCTGTCAGTGGTGGTGTGTGGTCAATGGAACATGGCGTTGCCTATTGTTCTAACTATGGCGAATTGCAAGACGAACTACAACAAATCAAAGAAGAAAAAAAGGAGAATCAACCAACAACACAAACACAAGAATAGCTTCATTATATAACTGTTTATGTATTATTACAGCCGTCTGTACGTGAGTATAGGCGGTTTTTTTTTTTTAAACACATTTTTTTTTTTTTTCGGTCACTGAAAAACACAAATCCCCCTTTTATAATGTGTAAATTTGAAAAGATTTATTCAAGTTAACACTTTATAAAGTATGAACATTTACGAACAAATTTTGGCAGGACTCAGAACTAAATTCCAAGGGGTTGAGGATGCCACCCTCCAGCGTATTGCAAGCAAGAAAGCTGAAGGAGTAACGGACGAAAGCAAGGTAAACTCTATCGTTGAGGGTATCTCCTTTCAAGACGTTCTAACAAGCTATGGCGACTATCGGGCTGATGGTGCGCAGAAAACCGCAGTTGTAAACTACGAGAAGAAGCACAACATCAAGGACGGAAAGCCAATCGAGGAACCCAAACCACAAGACCCACC